CGGCGATGCGATTCGGCATATAGAAGTCGTCGTCATCGGCGTGGCAAATGATCTCGCCCTTCGCGGCCTCGCAGCATGCGTTACGCTTCGCTCCCGTCTTCAGCTTCTTGGTAAGGCCGTAGTAGCTGATGCGCGAATCGTTCGGAATCAAATCGAGCACGCGGTCATCGCCGTCGTCCACAATCACGAGCTCGCGGTGCTCGTAGGTCTGGTCAAGAAACGACTGGATGGCGGCGCGGATGAACGGGCGGCGGTTCCAGGTGGGCATGATGCAGGAGACGAGGGGTTGACTCATGAGATACCTACGGGTATCCTCGGCCCATGAAGAAACAGATGATCTCCTTCACGATTCCGCAGCACAAGAAGCTGGCGAAGCGGTCCAATGAGCTTGGAATACCGATCTCTGAACTGGTCCGTCGTATCATCGATTACGAAGACTCCCAATCGTTCTGCTTCAATGGCGTCGAAGTCGGATTTGGCAATGCCAAGGCCAAGGAAGTGCGCAGAACTTGTCCGATGGAGGCTCTGGTCCACTGGTTTCTCGAAAGCCTGAAGGATGAGACCAAGAGGCGTCAAGCGTCGCTCCTCTCTGATTTCAGAGCAACGCTGTCGAGATGCGAATTCAGACTTGCCAATGCACGGATGGAATTGGGCATCGAAGACCCGCTTGAAACTGAAATCCGCAAACAGCAAGTCAAGAACGCGAAGAAGGTGCTCCGCGAGAACGAAAAACGTCGCCGCTGACTTCACCACTTCGCACCCCGCGCCCACGGTCCGCGCTTTCGTTTCCGGGCTTCGCGTGCGGCTTTTCTCGCCTCTGCTCGCGTCCGATACCATTTGCCGTTGTGCGCTGGGCAGGGAGACGGGAACAGAATCCATACATGATGGCCGTTGTGATCGGTGCCCCGCATGACCCTGCCTACCATTTCTGCCCCGATGGCGACATTTGCGTGAGGTCTCGGCCCCGATCTCCTTTGTCGCCCTTCGGGCCTTGGCCGCCGTCCTTGCCGTCCTTGCCGGGCCGGCCGTGCTTGACCATCAACTTCCAGTCCCCGGGCCCGTCGTTCCGCGGCGCTTCCTTGGTCGCCTTCTGGCAGTGCCATGCGGACCCGTCCCAGCTCACAACATCGCCCGGATCATAGGACTCGCCCGCGCGGTAGACGCCGCGGTAGATCAGGGAGATCAGCTTGAACTGCTGCTCGACCGGCTGACCTCCTGTCGGGCGGAACCAGAAGGCGAAGGTCCGCTCATCGATCTCAATGATCTTGAACTCTGAGAGCCCGGCGACCACGACTTCCCAGCCGGCGCGCTCAAGCGTCTCCCCCGGGATCGTGTCGCGGAAGGCGCGGATCAGGCCACCGTCGTGACGCGCGAACGTGCCGCGCGGATACGAGCGGGCAAGGTCCACGGCTGGCAGAAGGTCAATCTGGAGTGCGTCGCGGCCGTCTCGCCCGACTGGACCCGGCGGTCCGGGAGGCCCCGGAATCGGCTCAGGGGCCTGCATCACATGCGTCGTCGGCTCGGGCCGTGGCATCGCCTCGACCGCCTTCCGCACCTCCTCCACAACCATCAGCGCCACGCTGTCGCGGTGAACGGACTCGCCGTCCTTGCCCGGAGCGCCGTCCTTCGCTACGGGGAGGGCCGTCACTGCCTTCAAGACCTCCTGGGTGATGATCTGGCGCAGCACGTGCACGTCGGGCGCCACGGACTCTCCTGGAGGTCCGGGAGGGCCGATCTCGCCTCGAACGCCTGGCGCTCCGTCCTTCGGCATGGGCAGGGCCGCAACGGCGAGCGCCACTTCCTCGCGGATGATGGCGCGCACGAGCTCCACATCGATTGCCGGGCCTGGAGGCCCCTGGATTGACTCGCCGGGATCGCCCTTCTCGCCTCGCTCGCCGCGGATCGATTCTCCTGGAGGGCCAGGAGGACCCGGAGGCCCGGGGATTGATTCCCCAGGCTCGCCGCGGTCTCCCTTCTCGCCCTTCTCCGGCGGCGGCAGGGTGCGGAGTCGCGCCTCGAGCTCGTCTAGGCGAGTGGCAAGCACCTTGAGCCCGACCGCGACATAGTCCCGAACCACCTCAGCGATGCTCTTTACGAGCGCCAGCCGCGCGTCTTTGTCGGTCATGAGGGAAGCAGCTCCCTGCGAAGCGCGACGCCTACGAGGTCAGCTTCGTCCTCGTTGTCATGGGCGCGCGGCGGCGGTTGTGGAGTTGGAGTATCGGCTGGCGGCGGGGTCGCCGGCGCGGCCTTCCCGAAGGGATCCGGCAGCGCATCGCGCTTCGCCAGTGCCGCGAGGCTGTAGTTCTGCTGCTGGAGGTAGGGAGTATTCCCGCCAGTGACTGACTTCTTGTTGAATACGAAGCGCGCCTCGTCCGGCCCCTCGATACCAGCACCGACGAGTTCCTTATGGACATTGACGAGCGTCGTGGTGTCCATACGCAGCAAGTTGTCGAGGTCGAACTCCGTTCCCTGGTCCTTCGGGAGCTCGAGCCCCTCGTCCAAGCACAGCTCGATGGATTCGATGAGCACCTGCAGGCAGTCGGTGTAATACGCGATGATCATCGCCTGGACATTGCCAGCGTAGGGCGGCATCTCCCCGCCTAGCTTGAAAAGGGGGTAGTGAAATGCCGTCGCGATATCCTCGCGGGACATTTTCATCTGCTCGGCGAGCTGCGAGGCTTCGGCCGTCATGGTCATGGCTTCGAACTTCAGCCCGTCGCCCAATACCGCTAGGCGACCGCGGTTTTCCCCTCCGAATTTCGCCTCGAAGTCCTTCTTGAGCCGCTCGGCCGTCTCGGTATTGATCTTGCCCGGCGCCGACAACACGCCTCCGGGGAGAGCCTTGTTATCGAAGAAGGTCGCCGAATGGTTCGTGATCTTGTTCCCGAGCGTGCCTGACATGGCACAGGCGTAAAGCGGCGAGACTCCTACGAGCGGATGCCAGAGCGCTGGCATGCGGTCGTGAATGATCTCGCTCGCCGGCGCCACAATGCGCCCGTCGGCAAAAAGATCTGGGCGCTGTTCCTGCGTGATGTTTGAGAGCTGGTCGATCTGCAGCTCGTAGAAGACCGCGCCATCATCGGCTACAAGTGGCGTCACGCGCCGCGGGTCGAGCACATACAGCGCGTTGACGACGCCGCGCGCATCGCGCTCCTTCAGCACGTAGGTATTGCCAGCCAGCAGCTTCGATAGCAGCCACTGGATCAGGAACTGGATTCGGTTCTGGTAGTGATTCGGCTTGCGTAGCACCTGCAGCCATGGGGCGCCCGATGTAACCTCTTCCCAGATGCCGTCCCCGTCCTTGTCCTCGACGAGCTTCAACCTGAGCTTGCCGATGTCGGCCGCGATTCCGGTGACGGCAGAGAATATCGCCGGGTTGGTGAGCAGCCCCTCCTTCGTCTCGACCGTGATGTTCCTCTGCCAATTGCCGGTCGCGGCTTCGCGCACAATTCCCCACCACCACGAGGGAGTAATGGCGTTGAGGACGAGCTCCTTCGTGAGCTGGCGCAGGCGGTCGAACATCAGGATTCGGTTTCCTCGGCGACGAGGTCGCGGCGCTTGTAGTGGCGCTTGGACTTCGGTGACTCTTCCTCGGGCTTCACGTTGCCCATGGCGGTCATCAGCGGTACGAACTTCTCCTCGGATTCGTAGACTTCCCCGACGGTGCGCATCACGCCGTCATACTCGTGCGGTTTCAGGACGATCACTCTCATGGGACCTCAAAGAAAGGGGAGGGCCATCGGGAAGCCCTCCCCATGATTGACCGGCTACTTACTTGTAGTCGGTGCCGGTCAGGTAGTAGACCGAGTCGTCCCGACCGAGAATCCAGTCGATGTACCGCTCGGCCTTGATCCCGACCATGTTCTTCTGCCAGAGGCTGACGGACGTGGTCGACGCCGGCGAAGCTCCGTCGTCCATGGTCACGGTCGCCTCGCGGCTCGTGTCCACGGTCACGCCGCCGTCGTCTGCGATCAGAACATCAGGAGCGCGGAAGATGACGATTACGCCGCTCGGCACTCCCTGCGACGCCACGACCGGATAGCCGAATAGCGTCCCGCCGGTCGCCCCCATGCCGGGAAAGTCGGGCTGGCCGAGAGCGTTCAGCATCATCGCGATCGAGCGCGCCTGGACGGTCTGCATCGCGATGACCCATCCCTCGGCAGGAAGATTGACCGCGTCGAAGGTCGCGAACGCCGTCTTGAAGTCGGCCCGCAGCGCCGCGGCATTGGTCCCGGAAGCGCCGCTGTTGGCCGCGCCGCTCGCAATCGAGGCCGGCGAGATGTCGGTCGTGCCCGCTTCGGTCGGGTCGATGAACTGGGTGTCGATCAGTTGCCCCAGCGCACCCGCAAGATCGCCGCGCACGATCGCCTCGGCCGAGGGGTTCGAGAACCGGACGAGCTCGTCGGTCAGCACCACGATGGAAGCGACTTTCTTCCACTTCAGGCTGACCGTGTCGAACGCGCCCTTGCTCACGGGCTTCTGCGCGGCCTCTCCGACCCAGCCGCCGGAGGTCCCGCTCGTCATCCGCGGCACGCGAACGTTGAACGGCACGCGGCGCAGGTTCGGGATGCGGCCGACGATCGTCAGCGGGCGCAGGAACTCCAGGAATTCCGACGCGAGGTTCTGGTACTGCACGAGCGGTGCGGCCCAGTCGGCGTCCGTTGTCGTACCGGCGTCCTGCGCCGCCTTGCGGAGCGCCTCGAAGTCGCTGGTCCCGGCTTCGGATACCATCCGCAGCACGTTGATGACCTGCGGGCTGGTGTCCATCCAGGGCTTGTGCGACTTCGCAAGCCGGTACGAGACGTTGAGGTCGCCCTTGCCGGCCCCGATCGCCATCGCGAGGCGGGCGAACCCGAGCCCCTTTTCGAGCTCCGGACCCTTGACCGTGATGACGCCGCCGCGGACCGCGCTCGCCTTCTCGGCCGTGTCGGTGTTCTTCTCGGTGACCGGGACGGCTGTCGCGACGAGAGTCTTTTCGTGCGCCTTCAGCCTGACCAGGTCCTTGTCGATCGTTTCGACCTGCGCCAGGTTGTCGTCGACTTCCTGGGCCTCGGTCGCTTCGGTGGATCGGCCTTCGTCGCCGGCCTTCTTGATGATCTCTGCGTTACGAGCGACGAGCGCGGCGCGCTTGTTCTCGAGCGCTGTGATCTGTTCCTTGATGGTCATGTGCTTTCCATTGGTGTCTCCTCCCGAAGCGCCGGGAATGGTTGGGGTGGGGTTGCCGAGTCGCACGGGGAGGAAGCGTACAGTGCCCGAGACGCCGGGCGCGCTTCCGCACGCAGACTTGACGGCGGTGATAGTCGCTTCCGCGTTCGCCGGAATGGTGACCGCGGAGAGTTCCATAATTTCGGTGCGCAGGTATCGGTATCCGCTGATCTCACGATCCCAGGATTCCTCGAGCGAACGGAACCCGATCGAGAGGCCGCGCACGAGGCCCGCCTTGATCAGGTTCCATGCTTCGTCCAGCCACTGGGCCACGCCTGCCGGCGCGAGCTGAGCCTTGATCGTCATCCCGTCGTCCGTGACCTTCGCGGAGATGACCTGGCCGATCGGCTGGCGTGAGTTGTGCTGGTAG